CACCTTTCCTTTGGGCAAGACCCGATGTTGGGCGCTAATCCGATTATGGCACCAATGTTCATTCCTGCGGCGCTTGAGCATCTGCGGCAACACATCATGCTCTGGTATACCCAATCGGTCAGGAATTACGCTCTGAAGCCTGCCGGTCTCGACAAAGAGAAGTATGAAGATAGCAAATTGGCTGCGGATATTGACCGCGTGGTTGCGGTGGCTGCACAGCACGTTTCAATGGACGCTAAAGAGCTTCTGGCTCCGTTCATGCAGGCTATACAGCAGATGTCGCAGGAAGCTCAGAAATACAAGCCGCAACCGCCCACGGATGCTGAATCTCAGGCGATATTGCAGGCTTCTATGGCTGAAACTCAGCGCAGAACTGCCCGTGATCAAGCTGATATTCAGTTGAAGCAGGCGCAAATGCAGCAGCAAGCGGCTGAAGATGAAAAGGAACGTCAGTTTAAAACGGCTCAGAACACTGAGAAGCTGCTGACGGAAGAGCGCATGAAGACTTTGGACTTGACCGTAGAGACGGCAAGGCTGAAGAAGGAGCAATCGGAGTCAGCGGTCAGACTTCAGAACGAAGTGCAGCGCAATTTAAATTAAGGAGCAGGACATGGCTACGAGCGACAAAGAGCAGCAAAGCGTTTTGGTTCCGCAGCACAAGCGTCTGGCGCAGGGTGTTGATGTGACCAAGGCGGGTGATAAACAAGCAAAGAAGGGGGGTCTTGACCAAGCCAAGAAAAAATAATGCGGTATGTAGAGGATTTTATAGGTGCCATTAAGACTCGACAGGCTGAAATTGCCTCCTCGCTGACTGCTGGACAAGCGGTTAATTACGAGTCTTATAAGCACTTGGTTGGTCATCATGCAGGGCTTGGTGAAGCTCTTATGATCCTTGATAATTTACTGAAGGAAGATGACGATGGAAACGACTAACGCTTCTTACGAAGCTGATTTGGCGGACGCATTCCCCGCGATAGATGCAGGTGCAGTACCCTTAGGTGCGCGTATTCTTGTTCAGTTGCGTAAACCGAAGAAGAAGATGACCTCCTCAGGCATTTTGCTTGTGCAGGAAACGAAAGACACGGAAAAGGCACAGAACTGTGTCGGCAAGGTTGTGGCAGTTGGCCCCCTCGCGTTCAAGAAGCGCGACACTATGGAATCGTGGCCTGAAGGTTCATGGTGTGAGATGGGTGACTTCCTGCGCGTTCCGAAGTGGACGGGTGACCGCTGGGAAGTGCGGATGCCTGAAGCCGAGGACGATGAGGACAAGGTTGAGTTCCTGATCCTTAACGACCATGAGATTGTTGCCAAGATTACGGGCAATCCGCTTTCTGTGAAGGCGTTTGTATGAGCGAACAGACAGAAAAACCCGCAGAAGACGAAAAGCTGATCGTTCAGGAGCAGCAGGACGGCAGCGTTACCGTTGAGGGCATAGAAGCCCCTCAGGACGAGCCAGAAGAGGCCGTAGAAGGCGTCAAGCCCGTAGAGAAGGCCGAGGGTGGGCAAGTCCCCGAAGACGGCGGAGAAGACCATCCTGACGATACTGAGGCGATTCGCTCTGTGCGCCGTGAAAAGCGCAAGGCGAAGAAGGTATACCACCGCCAGCAGCAGGCCGAGAAAGACCTGAAATATAACCAATTGGTTCGTCAGAATCAGGACTTGATGACCCGTCTATCTGCGGTAGAGCGCAAGACGCATGGTTCTGAGTTGGCTAGGGTAGACAAGGCCATCGAAGACCATCAGGTGCGCTTGCAATACGCCAAGATGAAGATGGCTGAGGCTGCAACAGCGAATGATGGTGAATCGCTGGCAAACGCTCAGGAGATGTGGTACGACGCCCGTCAAAAGGTGGAGGCGCTGGAAAACTTGCGTAAGCAGGCCGCACAGCCGCCGAAACAACAGGCAATTGCGCCGGATATGTCTGTCCAGCGTCATGCGGCTGACTGGATGGAGCGGAATAACTGGTATGACCCGCAGACCAAGGATGTCGATTCCAAGATCGCAAAGGTGGTCGATGAGGGTCTGGTTGCCGAGGGGTTTGACCCTCGTTCCGCAGAATATTGGGAAGAGCTTGACAATCGCTTGCAAAACAGGCTACCACATCGTTATACTGACGAAGCAGATGAAAAACCTTTTGTCAAGCGACCAAGGAGTGCCGTTACCGGATCAGGACGCGAAAGCGCATCAAGTAGTGGGGGGCGTAATAGCTTTACGCTATCAGCGGATCAAGTCCGCGCCATGAAAGATGCCGGAATGTGGGAAGACCCCGCACTTCGCTCCAAGATGATAAAACGATACGCTAACGAACGCTCAAGGAGTTAACAAAATGGATCAACGTCTAAAAAAAGATTTAACCGCTGGTGGGCGCAGTGATCGCGCTAATCATGATTCAATTCGTGAGGCACCAGAGGAAAAGTTCGTCTCAGCCGAGCAGCGTCGAAAGATGTGGAAGGATGAGTGGACACAAAGTGCGCTGCCTAGCGTTCCGGAGATTTCCGGATGGCACCTCTGCTGGTTATCGACGACCAACGGGTATGACAGCATTGATAAGCGGATTCGCCTCGGATATGTGCCTGTGAAAGCAGAAGAGATACCGGGATACGAAAATTACCGCGTAAAAGCTGGTCAACACGATGGTTATATCGCTTGCAATGAAATGCTTCTGTATAAACTCCCGATGGATATTTATCAGGAAGTGATGACAGCAATGCACCATGATGCCCCGATGGAAGACGCGGAAAAAATCCGCATTCAAGCGGAGCAACTACAGGGCAAGGATAGCTCAGGCAAACGTCTGGGTTCGGTAGAAGGCGAAGGATTGGGCAATCTTGATAAACCAGTGCCTGTTCCGGTATTCGCCGGTTAGGTATGAAAGGAGCTTGATATGTCTTCAACTAATGCTCCGTTTGGTTTGCGTCCTGCGTTTCACCCTTCGGGTCTGGATCGCGCTCAGGCGCTTGCTAACGGAATTGCGTCGGCTTATAACACCGACATCCTCAAAGGTCAGCCGGTTAAACTGAACAGCAGCGGTAATATCGTTGTTGCCGCAGCCGGTGATTCGTTCCAAGGCGCTTTTGCTGGCGTCGAATGGACGGATTCAACTGGTCGCCGCCGCGTTAACAACTCTTGGCCTGCGAATACGGCGTATGTTGCCGGATCGTGTGTTGCCTATTTCTACAACGATCCGAACATCGTTTATGAAATTCAGGCTGATGGCTCACTTGCTCAAACCGCTGTTGGTGATATGGCTGACCTGTCGAATACGACGGCTGGCTCGACCACCACTGGTCTGTCGCAATGCACGCTGTCAACAAGTCTTGCTGGCGCTGCTGCTTCGGCACAGATGCTGATTCGTGACTTGGCCCCGTACCCCGACAATGCTTGGGGAGATGCGTACACGATTGTGCGCGTAACGATTAACGAGTCGCAGTTCAACGCGTCCGTTAACGCCATTTAAGGGAGACTAGACAATGGCTGCTCCAATGAGAAGTACTGACTTTCGGAGTATCGTTGAGCCTATCCTCAATGAATGCTTCGACGGTGTATATGACCAACGTGCTGATGAATGGTCGCGTGTTTTCCGCGAACAACAAGGCATTCCGCGTAACTACCATGAAGAGCCTGTCCTTTACGGCTTTGGTGCGGCTCCGCAGTTGCCTGACGGCACTCCGGTCTCGTATCAACAGGGTGGTGTGCTGTTCCTCCAACGCTATGTCTACAACGTGTATGGCCTTGCCTTCGCGTTGACCAAAGTGTTGGTTGAGGATGGTGACCATATCCGTATCGGTCAAGTGTATGCCAAGCACCTTGCTCAGTCGCTGATTGAGACGAAGGAAACGCTGTCTGCGAACGTGATTAATCGTGCGTTCAACAGCAGCTACCCCGGTGGCGATGGCGTGCAACTGAACTCGGCTTCGCACCCGATTGTTAACGGCACCTTCAGCAACCTGCTGACGACTGCTGCTAACCTTTCGCAGACCTCGCTTGAACAGATGTTGATTCAGGTTCGCCAAGCGGTTGACAACAACGGCAAGAAGATTCGTCTTGTGCCGCGTCAACTGGTGGTGGCTCCGGGCAATATCTTCCAAGCGGAAGTCTTGCTGAAGAGCGTTCTGCGTACTGGCACCGCCAACAACGACCTGAATCCGATCAAGTCGATTGGCCTGCTTGACGAAGGCGCTGCGGTTCTGTCGCGTCTTACCAATGCTTCGGCTTGGTGGGTGCAGACGGACGCGCCGGAAGGCATGAAGCTGATGATGCGCCGTGGTCTTGAGAAGACTATGGAAGGTGACTTTGAGACGGATTCGATGCGTTACAAAGCCACTGAGCGTTATACGGTGAGTTGGACTGACCCGCGTGCGATGTACGGCACACCGGGCGTCTAAAAAGTAACAAGGCTATGCAGGGGTGCCTTAAACCCCTGCATTACATCTGGCTAAACTTTTCAAGGAGCAAGCCAAATGCCTCAATTTTCAGATGATCTGTTTCTGGGAGCCGCGCAAGGCTTTCAGGGAACTGGTGTTTATGCGAACTCGACTACTTTTACGGGTTCAATCTCAACTACAACTCTTACCGTTACTGCCATGTTGTCGGGCGATCCGATCACTGTTGGCATGTATCTGTCTGGCGCTAACGTAGCGACTGCGAACTGCTATATTACTGCGTTCGTAACCGGCACTGGCGGCACTGGCACCTACACGGTTAGCGCATCGCAAACTGCTGCAAGCGCAACAATTATTGGTGCAGGTAACGCGCTAATTAACGATCCATCCACTATGGATGTTGGCGTTGGCCCTCTGGGTCGCGTCTATATCTGGGATAGCGTTCCGCAGGCTTTGGTTGCAAACAACATTGCGCTTACGCAAACCGCCGCAGCCGCAGGTTCATTGACCCTGACTGCTGGCACCAACGTGAAATCAGTAGTTCGCGCTGACGGCGTGACTGTTCTTCAGTTGGATTGCCCTCGCGCACTGAAGGTAGTTTGCTCAACGACTGCGCGTGCGATGACGGTCAGTGGCTATGATGTTTACGGTCAGGCGATGACTGAAACTATCACGGTGGCTGTTGCCGGTACTGCCGTTTCAGGTAAGAAGGCATTCTACCAAGTGACTGGCGTGACTATCGCTGGTTCTGCGACCGCTTGTATCGTTGGCACGACTGATATTCTGGGTTGTCCGGTGCGTATTCTGGACAATGCTTATATCGTTCATGCTGGCTACAACAACACGCTTGCAGACAATGCTGGAACCGCTACCGCCGCTGATACTGCTGCTGCTTCAGCAACGAGTGGTGATGTTCGCGGCACGTTCTTGCCTGCATCCGCAACAGACGGTATCAAGCGTTTGGTTGTTACGGTTGCTCTTCCGGCAATTTCGGTTGGCCCGAACGCAACCCGCACTGGCGCGTTTGGCGTCACGCAAGCCTAGAGGAGAACAACATGGGTCAGTTTAAGCCGATGGTAAAAATGGAGACCACTGAGCCTTCAGTTGTTCTGAAGCTCAAAAAAGGTGGTCATGTCAACAAGAAAGAAGCCGCCAAAGCCGAGAATGGTCACAAGCCGATGCACAAGCTCGACGGTGGCGCGATGGGCGATATGGGGGTGATGAATGCTCCTGCGATGATTCGTCCGCCTGTTGCGGGTGGCCCGTCGATTGGTTCACCGCGTCGTCCGTCAATGGCGGATCGTCAAAAAGCAATGGCGATGGCTAAGATGATGAAAGGCCGTCCTCCTGCCGCCGCACCTATGAGTGGTCTTCCGACCATGAAGAAGGGCGGTAAAGCCGGTGGTGAGGTAGAAACTCCAGCAATGCACAAGATGGAAATGAAGGGTATCAAAGGCATTGGCAAAGAGTTGAAGGCTCACGAAGGCAAGCCTGCTTCTAAGGCTCATGCGGGTCTTAAGAAGGGCGGCATGGCGACTGGCGGCGTTCGTATGGGTGCTGGCGGCTTCAAAACTGGCGGTGTTGCTAAAGGTAAGGCTGGCGGTTACAAAACTGGTGGCGTTGCTCTCGGGAATGCTGGTGGCTTTAAGAAGGGTGGTGCCGCAAAAAAGTTTGCTGACGGTGGACGCGTAGATAGCGGTCGCGCCGTCAGTATGCCGCAGGGCCACAAAAAGCCGACTCCTCCTGTTGCGACCAACCTTCGGGCTGGAACCTTCAAAAAGGGCGGCTCCGTGTCTCGGATGGCGGACGGTGGCATTGCGGGGCTGACTGGTAATTATCAAGGTCAGAACATTACTTCTCAGCCGCAAGGGATGACGCCTGCTTATTCGCCTATGCGTATTGATTCTGGGAATGGCGGCAATAATCCGTATCCGTATCCGTTTACGCCGCAACAACCGGAGCAAGGTGGTGGTGGTGGTGCAATGCAAAACACCATCAACAACATGAACACCAACGCAAACACCAACTCAAATATCAACAGCAATTACAATAACAACAGCAATATGCCCCAATACGGCAATCCGTTTATGCCGCAAATGCCGGGGATGGCAATGCCGACCCCGTATCAGCCGTCATATCAACCGCCAGATCAATATCCAGTTCAGGAATATCGCAAAGGTGGGCGTGTGTCTCGTAAGGCTGAAGGTGGCGCTACGGATGAAACAAAAGGCTACGAGCGTTGGAAAGCCAATGAAAAGGCCGAAAACCTTGCTGATCGTAACGCAATGAGCAACCTTCCATCTAAGATGATGGACTTGGGTTCGCGTGTTGTGAACAAGATTGGCGAGAAGTTGAAGGGTCTTGGTGGTGTAACCGATACTGTCCGTGAGGTCAGCAAAACGGTTGTTCCGGCGAAGAAACGTGGCGGAATGTGCTAAATAAAGTAAGGGGGCTTCGGCTCCCTGCTTTTTAGGAGAGAAACATGGCTGATTCAGTTGCATCCCAAACTTTGCTTGATGGTGAGCGCGTTGCCATCATGAAATTCACAAACGCTAGTGATGGAACTGGTGAGACCAACGTCGTTAAGGTCAATCCTTCTTCGCTGGCCGCTTCAAACGCTGGTGGTGTCTGTGACGCTGTAACGATTACCAAGGTAACCGCGCAGACTCACGGCATGGAAGTGGTCATGAAATGGAAGGCGACCACTCCAGTAATTATTGAAACGATTCCGCAGAACACCAATTACCAGCAAGATTTTGAAAAGATTGGTGGTCTTATAAATAATGCAGGCACCGGTAAGGATGGCGCAATTACTTTCACCACTCTGGATGCTTCCGCTGGAGATGCATATACCGTTGTTCTTGAGATGGTGAAACACTACGTCAACCCTGTGACTTAAAATGCCTGCTAAGTCAAAAGCGCAATACCGTTTAATGCAGGCGGTAGCGCATAACCCCAAAATGGCAAAGAAGACTAGCATTCCGGCTTCTGTTGGGGAGGATTTTGCCGCCGCAACCAAAAGTTACGGGAAACTGCCTGAGCATAAGAAAGAAGGCGGCGTTTCCCTCTCTGTTGGCAGGGGCGAGAAACTGTCAGTAGATCGCGGCGCTGGGCTTACGGAAAAAGGCAGAGCCAAGTATAATCGTGAGACTGGTAGCCATCTAAAGGCACCACAGCCGCGAGGCGGTTCTCGTAAGGATTCATTCTGCGCCCGGATGTCGGGGGTCGTCAAACACGCTTCAGGCGACGCACCGAGGGCAAAAGCCTCGTTAAAACGCTGGAATTGTCCGGGCTGGTAGAGGAATGAAAATATGGCAACATCAGGGACTGTTGGTCAAACCGTAATTGACGTTCAGCAATTCATAGATCATGGTGCGCGTCGTTGCGGCAAACTTGCTGAGGAATTGACTTCTGAGCAACAGACTTCCGCAAGGGAAAGTCTGTTCTTCCTGCTGTCGCATCTTGCGAATATCGGAATCAACTACTGGGCAATAAGCAAAAAGGTATTCGGTATGAATGCCAACCAGTATATCTACGCCCTTCCTGATGGCACCATAGATGTCTTGAATGCCCTGTATCGCAAGATGAACAGGCCATCACCAAGCTCTACGGGCGGTTATGCCACCTCTGCTGGCGGCGTAATAGCAAATGCCTTTGATGGCGATGTAGATACGTGGACTCAACAGACCTCATCAAATGGGGATATTTCCATTAACTACGGGTCAAGCAATCCTATTTACGCTGGGTCTATAGGCGTATTGCCGTATGTGGCGAACCTTGGTAGTGCAAGCTGGTCGTTCACGTTGGAATACTCTTCTGACGGCGCTACGTGGAATACATTGGAAGATGTTGGGACGGTAACGGTTACGGATGACCAGTGGCTGTGGTACGACATCGACCCGGGCCAGAATGCCCAGTATTACCGCATTCGCGCATATGGTGGCACTACCTTGGCTCTACGTGAGTTCTATGTGGGCAATAACAGCACAGAGATCACAATGGCGCGGTTGAATCGTGACGATTACACCAACCTGCCGAACAAGAACTTTACCGCCAATCAGCCGTTTCAATTTTGGTTTGACCGCACAATTCCTCAGCCAAAGATGTTTCTTTGGCCTACGCCGTCCGATCCGTTTGTTCAGATGACCGTCTGGTATTCGCGGCAGATTCAGGATGTAGGTGACCTTCAGGATCAATTAGAAATCCCGCAGAGGTGGTATGAGGCTGTGGTGATGATGCTGGCCCATAGAATGTCGTTGGAACTGCCGCAGGTAGCGCCTGATCGAATTGTTTATCTGGAGAAGATGGCTACGCAGTATCTGACCGAGGCTGAATTAGAAGAGCGCGACAAGTCGCCAATTTACTTTTCGCCCAACATCAGCGTTTACACACGATAATGCCAAGATTCCTTGACACGCATGGGTTATCAGATATTGCAATATTTATCTGTGATCGCTGCAAAATGAAGCGTCCACACGCTGAGGCGAGGAATGACCCCAACTTCCCCGGCCTCTTGGTGTGCGGTCAAGGTTGTGCGGATCAGAAAGACCCCTATCGTTTACCGGCAAGACAGACTGAGCGCATCACAATTCGCTTTCCGAGGCCCGATGTCAGCGTTGCGACCAATCCAAACGAT